GGATCCTTCAGATGGAAACAACTCGACCAGTCAGGCGAGAATGTTATTACTACCAACGCTACCAACAGCCTAAGTGGTAACTTTGTTCTGGATCCAACCACTTTCTGGGGAACTGGTGGTGGTAGCCTAGCAGACGACGACGGCATTTTCAAACTGTCCAACGACAGAACACAAATTGCTTTCTTGATTGCTCCAGAAGGCGTAGTTGATAAAACTGTTCTTATGGGAACAGGCTTTATCAGTGCTCTTGCACCAACCGTTAGTGCTGACAGTCCTGTTTGGGTATCTCCTATCACTGTTGAAGTGAACGGCGATTTCATCAAGTATGACTCAACACTTGCAGCCTAAGAGTTAAACACTCTAACGCAGGAAAGGACCTCACAAGGGTCCTTTCTTTTTATCTGCTAAATAAACACAGCCAAGGAGGCTAGATATGTTATTTGATGAACTCAGTGATGAGCAGATCTTGCGTAGCATGATTGCAGAAGCCGCAAAAACCATTGCGGAACTCAAATGTGCTAGACGAGATTTAGATCAAGCAGACGCAAGATTGCGTTTCTTACTAAGTGCTATACATCACTTACGCGATAAGATTGGAGATACAAAATGAAACTCACTGAACTGGCTGCAAAGCCGCAGTTGATTAAAATTACCCTGGCAGACGCCGACCTAACTGCCAAATACGGCGACGAACTAGAATTTTATGTCTATGATCGCCAACCCCTAGATCAATTTATCAAAATGGCCAGTGCAAGCCAAAATGATTACCCCACGCTGATCAGGTTGGTCAATGATTTAGTATTAGATGAAACAGGTAATCCTGTGGTCGCTGAAGGCCAAGCATTGCCTAATGATGTCATGATGGCTGTAATTGGGGCGGTTGTGGAACGCCTGGGAAAGTAACACAAGAGGAGGTTCGTGAAGGATCTCCTCAACTGAGATGGATGATGACTATTGACACTATTGGCGAACGATATGGATTGTTACCCAGTGAAGTTCTACGCAGAGCCACAACACTGGATCTGCTAATTGTTGACACAGCAATTGGGTATAGAAACAGTTTACACGATCGAGCAAATAAAAAGGTCAATCCACCACCACCAGAATCATACAGTCAGGAACACTTATTAGAAATATTGGAGGAAACTCGTGGCCAAAGTAGACATGCGTAGTTTTGAAAGACAAATGGCAAAAGCCACTCGGGTAGGTGAACGACTACCTGAGGCTGCGTATGATTACTTTGTCAAGGTTACTCCCAAGGACACTGGTAATGCTAGACGACAAACTCGTCTAGCAGGCGATACCATTGTTGCTGACTATCCTTATAGTGGTCGTTTAGATGCTGGCTCAAGTAAACAAGCACCTAAGGGTATGGTCAAACCCACTGAAGTCTGGATTCAACAAGAGGTCAATCGCAGACTGAAAGGAATATAACCAATGGCCAGTAATATTCGTGTAACATTAGAAGTTGATAGTCGCAAATATCTTGGCGACCTTAAACAAGCAGAACAAGCAACCAAAAATTTTAGTCAGGCAGCACAGACTAATTTAACTGCCAGTGAGCGTGGTTTCCAGAAATTAAGTTCTGGTATTGATGTGGTTCATCGCAGACTCACTGGACTAGGCACAGCCATTGCCGCAGTGGGTTTTGGTGCATTGGCTCGTAGTAGTTTGGAATTTGCCAGCAGTATTAAAGATCTCAGTGATGCCACTGGAGTTGCTGTTGGAGACCTATTAGACCTAGGCAATGCTCTGGCAGTGAGTGGCGGTCGTGCTGACAAAATGCCAGAAATCATTGGCAGATTCAGTGCCGCACTTGAAGATGCTGGCAGCAATGCAGGCCGCAGTTTATACAATTTTGAAAAATTAGGCATATCATTACAGGATATTGGCCGTTTAGATCAGCAAGAACTTTTCAAGAGAACACTGGAAGGTCTTGTGCGACTGGGTCCAGGTGTTGAACGCACTACCAGAATGGTTGAGTTGTTTGGTAAGGCTGGTAGAACATTAGATCCACAAAGTTTGCTTGATAGATTAAACGCCAGCAGTGGCAGTTCCAGCCAATATGCAGACAATGTAAAAAGAGCCGCAGAACTCAGTGATCAATTGGCAGTGGCACAACAAAAACTCAGTGTTGCCTTTATCAATGCATTTGCTCCGGCCATTGAACGAATTGCAGAGTTTGCTGACAAAATCAATAACAGTGAAGAAGCATTAAAAGGTCTAGCAGATACTTTAAAAGTTGTTGGCGTTGCATTGGCCACAGCATTTAGTGCCACAGCGTTGCTGACCTTTGTTCGCATCATAGGCACCATTGGACGAGGTGTTGCACAGGCTGGCATTGCCATGGGCGTATTCGCTGATTCTGCTCGTGCTTTGTTTGCTCCAATGGGCAGAATTTTAGTGATTGGCCGTGCAATTGCACTATTGGCCAGTGCAGGTTTTGGTATCTACGCCGCAACACAACTATTTGATGATTTTGGCGACATTGCCAGCAATGCTATGGCTCGTGTTGTGGAAAGCATTGGACGCATGGTTGGTGAAGTTGCCAACTTGCCAACTGATGCCATAGCCAAACTGCTGAATATGATTCCTGGTATCAGGATTGAAAATCCCATTGGTCTTGGCACTCCATTGTTGATATTTGCTGAAAGAGCCAAAAAAGCCAGGGAAGAAATTGAAGCATTGGCTCGAGCAAATCGTCAAGCCAGACGCAGTCAGCCAGGTGCAGTTCCTGGCAGTGACCCTAATACTGCCTTGCCTGAACCCACTGGTGGCGAAGGGGCGGGTGCTGGCACAACGCCCACTGACATTCAAGGCGCAATACGAGTATTAGAACAACAACGACAGGCTATTCGTAGAATCTCTGAAGCATTTGCTGATTCTAATAGACAGCAATTGGAAAAAATTCAATTGGATACCAGTTTAGTTGGCTCTGGTAAAGATACTGTTGAAGTTCTGCAAATGCAAAGAGAACTGGCTGAGCGTATGCAAAACAGTATTCAGCAATTGGAAGAACGCAAAGCCAACTTGCGTGAAGAAGATGCTAGATTAATTCCTGTCATTGAAGAACAAATAAGAGCAATCCGTGCTCAACGAGCCATAGACGATGAGGCTTTGACACAAGCAATTCGTCAACGACAGGCTCGTGAGGCAGCAGATAGGCTGGCTATTCAAACTGCTCGTGGTGCCGCAGAAGTAGAACAACTGCGAGCACAAATGCTGGGCTATAGTCTAACTGCCTTAGAAAAGTTTAATCAAGCACAACAAGCAGGCGACTTCCGTGACAAGACCAGAGAAGAAATTGATCTACTGCGTCGCCAAGCAGAACAGATTGATGGCCTAACAGCCAGTTTGTCAGCGTTACAGACCAACAGACAAACAGAAGCACAACTGCTGGAATTGCAAACACAAATCCTAGGCAGACAGTTTAGTGCTGTTGAAAAATTAGAACAACTGAGAAGCCAAAACCCAGAAGCCTATGCAAGACGCACTCAAGAAGAAAATGCCGCACTGGAGCGTCAGGCCCGACTCATTGATGAAACAACTACACGATTGAGAGCCTTGGCATTTGCCAGAGACCTAACTCGTCAGGGCGAAGATTTTGCCCAACAGGTTAGAGATCAAATGCGTTTAGACACAGAATACAGTGAAGGTAAACGCAGAAGTCTGCAAGTGGAAATTGATTTAAACAATCAACTGCGAACCAAACTGCGTGAGATCCAAGATGCCTATGGTGATGAAGCCACACTCAGTGCTGAACGCCGTGCCGCAAGGCAGGCTGAAATTGATGCGGCCATTCAAGGATTTGAAAGACTAAGACAAGAACAACAGCGTTTGGTCATCAGTGATCAAACACAACGAGAACAATTTGCCTTTGGATGGAATGAGGCATTTGGTCGATATGCAGCCGCAGCCAGAGACAATGCCCAACAGGCGAGAACATATTTTGACACATTCAGTAGAGGCGTTGAAGATGCCATTGTGCGTTTTGTGCAAACAGGCAAATTGAGTTTCAAAGATTTGGCCAATAGTCTAATTGCTGAATTTGCTAGAATACAAGCCAGAAGAGCCTTGGCTGGATT